AATCTATCTGAGATGGATACATACCATCTATTCTCTCAATCTCGTCAGCTAAACTACCAGAATCAGACTGAGCTGGTATCACAGGTATGTCTTTGTAAAAACCAGATACCTGTCTCTTTCTTAAATCATTCAAGCTCATCTTCAAAACTTGTGTAATGTTAGGACAAGTTTCTAAATCAGTCGTATTGTACGGTACAATCAAATTTTCTGCAGGCACAAACTTACTTACAGCTCGGTCTAAGTTCTCATCATAGTAAACTTTCTTAAACGTACTACCTGCTAACGGTAAGTAAAACAACATCTGATCTAACTCAGGCGTGTACTCTTCCATAATGCAGGTTATGTAATAGTTCATAAACTCCTTTACACGTTGAGCTTGGTCTTCTTTTTCAGGAGTGCTTGAGCCAAGCACAGTTGTTCGCACGGGTCCAGTGGGCGGCAACAATTCATTAAAGGCTTGAGCTTGGAACTGCGTGGCGGACTCTGCAAGCAAGGGGTGCGTAACACCGCTGGCTCCTCTGAAAGGCTGTGACCTTTCTTCGTAACTAAATCCCAACAACTCCAAACCGTTAGCGAAAGCATCTTCCCACTCCTGTCTACCACTCTTGTTCTCATCAAACTCACCAATCAGCTCACTGGCGATCCTGCCTAGTAAATCATCTGGCATGTCCTCAGCTAAATTAGCAGAGAAATCCATGTCAGCATCGCGCTTGTCCCGTGGGTCAAAGTCTATAACAACACTGCCATCGTCCTCTTCCATGATCTCCACGTTATCAGGTACAGGGTCCATATCTAATGTTTCAGGCATTTCAACTTCTACTTCAGCCGCCAACTCTTCTTCGTTCAACTGAGATGGCACATTCTCCATCATGCTGCCTATTGGTTCTCTTGCCATGTAAATCTCCTTTCAGGAACTATACCATGAATTTTATAAAAGGTTCAATACCTTGTGGTCCGCGGTTCATGTTTACCGCTTTATCCTTCAAAGATATTACACCGCCACCTGCTTTCATCGTATCAGGGCTCTGTCTTTTGTTAGCTATCATTTGACTTAATAGCTTACTAAAGCTAGTCGCTTCGTCATCATTTTTAAATTGAATAAAATCTTTTTTGTCCAAAGAAGCTTGATAAGCATCTTCTATCGTTCGATATCTAACTAACTCTCCCTCAACTAAACGTATAGTAGGGAACAATCTACCATCAATAGAAGCTGTCTGGACTGTTTCTAAACTTTCTGTCATAGGCGTAGAAGGATCTAAAGCACGACTTAACCATGCAGGTCTTTCTCCCAAAGGTAATATGGCTCCGCCGTCTTCTTTCATTATGTCTGGGTTTGTTCTTTCTCTTGGATCGTTTTTACCAAATCTGCCTTTCAAAACAGCTTTGCTACCTTTGGGTCTGTCCGTTAACATAACATAGGATAAACTCCCTGCATCCTCTACTGCATTGTAATATGGTAAATGTGTAAAGCCCTCTTTGGCTAATTTTTTTCTAAACTCTCCTATAAATTTACGAAAGTCACTAAAAGGAAAATTGGGCTTGTCCCCAACTAAATGACCCATATCAAATGCTTTGGGAGAATAAGCATCACCGAAACGATCTTTATTATACTCTATAAGCAGATGCATATTAATGCCTTCTTCATCCCAAACATCTACATCTTTTACCCTAGAGCCTGCTTTTCCTTTAGGCGTGTAAGGTTTACTTAAATCTGCTTTCAAAGGATAGGTGCCACCAAAGGTGGTTCTTGGTATAGGAATACCAGCTTCATCATATCCTAAATTACCTGTAGCAAAACGGTCTTGTCCAGGTCTTAGAGCTTTAAACCTATCTCTAGCAGCTTTAGGACTCCCAACATGTGTACCAAGAGCATCCAAAGCACTAGGAGCTTTGTCTGGATCAAAGACTGTAAACCCCGTTTCTACATTAGGAGAGTAATGAAAAACATCTTGTGGAGTATCAGATTTTGAAACAAATTTAGAAGTGGCCATACCTAGTGCACCTTTTGGGACTGCCTTTGGAAGTAATTGAGATCCTAATAAGGTGCCTCCAGTTACATTCATAGACGTATCAAAAGCTAGTTGCTGTATTTCCTGCGGGCTGAGTTCACCGCGCATAAGAGCACCAAACTTCATAATACCACTGTAAGCATCCTTCAATGCTGGAGGTATACCCATTTGGATATCACTCAGACCTACCTCACCAAAAGGCGTGGTCTTAGGAACAGTCATAGGTAGAAAATATCCTATACCAGCTAAAGGTCTTCTATCTTGCCCTGTAGGTGGTAAAGCATCACTAGGTTGAAAATCTTCTCTAGCCATCTCTTCCAAGAACCTGTGCTAGCTGGGCCATGAGGCGTGGGTCGTTGGTCTTGGACTTTCCTGCTTTTTTCATTATACGACTCATAACTAACATCTCTCTGTCAGCAGGGATCTCCTGTATCTCAATAGTTGTTTTCTTCATCAAACCTTCTATTCCTGGGGACCCACCGTATTTCAAAGGGATAGCTTTTGGCTTTACATAATTAATATCTAATAAATCAATACCGCCTAGAGCAGGCTCTGCAAAACCCTCAAACTCTAACATCTTTTTACTAATAGCATCTAATGGTTCTATAAATTTTTCAGGCGCTCTAGTTGTGTCCTGATCCAAAGGATCTAATGCATTCGGATCATTCATAAGTCTTTCTATAATATCATCAGGGTCTTCAGTTAAATTATCAAGATCTTGTTCTAAAAAAAATTGATCACCAAGATCAGTATCGCTATCAAAAATTGGAATGTCTTCTTTGTTTGCGTTGCGTACTACACTGTCAGCCATCGTCACCTCAATAATATGCTCTCACTTGAGCAGACCCATCGCTCTCTTCCCAATCATCTGAAGGTAACTGTACAAAATTACCTTGACGATATCGCATTAAAGCCTGTGTCATGCTATCTACAAGGTCATCATACTCTCCATTTGGAAAAGCTGCAACCTCTTCTATCATCTCCTCTGCAAAAGTCTCATCGGGGGCCCAAACCATCCCAGCTTCAAACAAAGGTGATACAGAATGTACTCTGGATACCTTATCATTACCTTTACTCGGTGTAAAGTTAACAACAGGTATGCCCATGTTCCGTAGTTCGTGGGTCAAAGGCAGCCCCGTTGCCTTGGCTTCTATAATAACTGTTTCGGGGTCCCAATAATTATACTGCTCTAACGCAACATTCTTTAATTCTGGAAAGTCCCACCTGTCTTTTATACTATCTAACAGTATCAAAGCGGGCTGGCCCCCTATTTCTTCTGGATAAAACACGCCCCATGTGGTTATTGCACTGTAATCTGACGTTTCACGCTTTGAAAAAGCCGTATCGTAGCTCTGAATGACGTATTGTAGGTTAGGAACATTCTTTTTTTCCCATTTTCGCCACCATTCTCGCTTAATTATTGCATTTTCTTCGCCTGTAGGCTGTTGTTGGTACTGTGCATTCCATTTACTGGGTGGTATTGACGCTTTTACTGCTGTTAAATCGTCCAAACTCCAATATTCTGGCCAGCAGGGCTGCCCATTTTCAAAAATAGCAGGCAGTTCTACTATTTCCCACTGGTCTGCAATAGGATCTTTAGCCATAGAACGTAGTAACTGACCTGTTAAATCCTTTTCTGACCACCTAGTCTGCACTAAAACGATACTTCCACCAGGCTGTAGTCTCTGTCGGGGGCCCCCAGTGTACCAATCCCATGCATCTTCAAAACCATTGTTACTCATCGCAGTCTGTTCCGAGTGCGGATCATCAATTATAACAAGATCACCACCTCGACCAGCTAAGTTTGATCCAACACCGACAGCATAATACATGCCACCCTTGTTTGTATCCCATCTACCTGATGCTTTACTGTCAGCTGCGAGACTTACATCAGGAAAAACTGTTTTGAACTCGTCCGTTTCAAGAAGGTTCTTTACCTTTCTACCAAAATTAACAGCAAGTTCTGTCGTGTGAGTGGCTTGAATAATTTTCATACTAGGATTTCTACCCATCATCCATGCGGGAAACAAAAAAGATGCAAACTCTGATTTAGTATGTCGGGGTGCCATATTAATTATTAGACGTTTCAGTTCCCCACGAGCTACCCTCTCTAACTTTTCTGATATTATTTCGTGGTGCCTGCCCTGAATAAAGCTTGGCCAAATGTTTTTTACAAAACTTAAAAACGTATTTTGGCACTCCTCGTTCTTCTCTAACTGAGCTAGTCTTAGTTCAAGTTTAAGTATCCTCTCGTCCTGTATTCTACCATCCATGTAGGGGCCCCTTGCCTTAAAATTATATGCGATTTATGGGTTATTATAATATAGTTAATGGCCATATCAAATTATTTATAATTGTTAGTGAAAAACTTAGCTCTAGCTAGCGCTGCCAGAGCAATGGTCGCGCGCCGCTAAGTCATTGATTTTATTAGATTTTTCCTATTTTAGCCTCTATTTTCTAGGGCCCCTGATTTATTATTTTTTCCACATTTTTTATTATTTTTTTTACATTTTCCTTCACCAGCTGGTGAAGGAATCGCGCCAGCTGGGGCCGCGGATCCAGCGCCAGCGGCCCCGAATCATGGGGGCTAGGCCAGCGCCAGTTGGGAAAGATTCGCGCCAGCTGGGCCAGCTGTTAACGGCCCAGTAAAACCGCCCAGATAACCAGCGCCAACGCCCCAGCAATTGCGCCAGCTGGCCAGCTGTTAATGGCCCATACGTTTTAACCAACGCCCCAGCGGCCGCGCCGCGCAAGTTTAACTATTTTAAACTTTATTAGATGCTGTTATTAAAAAGTTAGTAAAGGCTAAGTTTGTTAGTAGCTGCCCAAACTATTTTAGGCTGGCCTAAGTTTGTTAAGCCAGGTTTTTAGATTGTTAGTAAATGCTAAGTTTATTAGTAATAGCGCTAAATAAGGAATAGATTAAAATAAGTTTTTTGTGCAGCTGCTGGAACAGCTGTAAAAGCGCCAATAAAAAAGGCCCAGAAACTGGGCCATTTTTTTTAAATTTTGCGCCGTTTTTTAAAAAAGCGCTTTAATAAAATATACAAAATAAAATCCATTTACTGGGATTCCTTCCCAATATCGCCCGCAATATGATGCCGTAAAACTTGCCCATATGGCAAGGTTTTAACAAAGCGCTTTAATACTTGCGAATCTGACTCCGCGTGATCCGCGCGAGCTGTAGCGGCCCAGTGAAGCGCAACATGGCCGCCAGTAGCATAACAGCCGCCGCGCGTTTTTTCATCGCTTGCGGCCTTTTTATATGTGCCGTGATCAGTAAAACCAATAATGTAGTCACGATCTAAACGCGCGCATAGCGGCCGCCCAGCGCCGCAATTGCGGCAATTCATTAACTTATTACCTTCAGCTGGACATTTAACAATTTTAACGCCGTCAATGATTCGCGTTTTTTTACCTTCCCAAAATTTAATATTTACATTGATAACAGTAGGTAAAATTTTAAACGCATTTAATGCGGCCTTAAAATTATCCGCGCTGTAATTAATAACAGTACGGCCCAGCTTCAATAAATGCGCATAATTTAAAAAATTAAAATGTGAATAAGTAAAACTGACTCCGCCAGCTGGGACCGCATCCAATAAAGTATTTAAATATTCTTTATCAATACCAGCCGCGCCGCAAGCGCTCGGATTCAAATTACAAGTTTTTGGACAAGTAGCAAAATTATTGCCGCGCCCAGCTCTATAAGTAACGGCGCAATATGTGGTTTTCATCGCCGTCGAATTAACAACCGTTTTTAACATTATTAAGACTCCTTTTCATTAATGTTTAAATTCTTATCGCATATAATTATATAACTTGTAAAGCTTCACCAGCTGGACGCATAAAAAAAGGCCCAATAAATGGGCCTTTAATTTTTTATTTATTTTGGTTTATCCTTCGCTTAAATCTAGACCAAATTTTTTAAAAGCTTGCGTCCATATTTTTTGTTCATATTCGTTTAAACCTGATTCTTCAAAAGTTCGATGATAAATATCAGCGCTAGTTAGAGCTGATACAATCGCGTTGTATTGATCAACATTTAAAGAAATTGTTATTCTTTTCGGCTTTATTGACATTGAATGACTCCGTTTTTTATATCTCTTGTTAATTCTTTCAAATCTTGCGCGCATTCAATACATAATGTGAAATTTTCCGCGCCAGTATAATCTAATTCATTATTATAATAGCACTGTTCACAACCGTTATTAGGACCAAAAGCCAGCGTTTTATATTTAACAACGCCGCCGCACTTACTAATAGCTTTTATAAATTTACTCATTGTTAGACTCCTTATTAAGTTTTTAATATCCCATATAGTTATATATTTATTACACCTTGTAAAGGCCAAAAAAAAGGCCCCAGTAGGGCCTTTAATTTTTCACCTTGGTTAAGGCGTTTTTATGAACTGGTGCTATGCGGCAACCGCTACGCGATTCCAATCGGATTTTTTTAGGTCTAAAACTTGACCGCCTAGACGTTGCCAAAAATCAACATCATCAGCTTCGGCCTTGTGTGCTACAGCTGTAACAGCGTTAACCATTGTAGCGCGGTTTAACGGCTGGTCGTTTTCGTAACCAGCTTGGCCAATGGTATCAAGTAAACCATTTAAAACTGAGCTAGTTTCTTTTTTACTTAAAGATAAAACTTTACCTAGATTTTCAACAACGTCAGTTTTATCAACTTCAGCTGGTATTACATCCTGAGCGGCCATTCTAAATTTTTCTAAATTTTCGTCAAAAGATTCGCGGCTAGAATAACTGCCCACAATATCGCGGAGCTGTAATTTTAAAGAATGATTATCAGCTTGTTTAGTTTCATCGGTCAAAATATTCCAGCTATCACCTTCGCGCGCGCTGGTAATATGGGCCTTCCTAGTTTGTTTTTGATTTTGCATTCCATTATTACAAATTAGCGTCCAGCAAATTTCGTGGACATTAATGCTACCAGCACCAGTTTCACTATTGGATATGCCAATACCATGGGCCATAATATCGTTCACATTAGCACCAGCGCCTTTTAGCAATTCTGATTTTAATTTGATATACATTTTTTTCTCAGTAATAGCGGCCGTCACAATTTTCCAGCTGGCTTCCGATTCCATTAGCTGAGGTACGCAAGCTTCCAATAAATCAGTATTATCAAAAGTTTTAAAACGGTCCGATAAAAAAGCGCGAGCGGTGCCATAGTTTGGACTGCCAACAATGTCATATGTCCTGATCATTCTTTTACTAGGTTCTTTTTGCCAAATGGCATTCATAATATTATCAAACTCTACTGGGTACTGCTGTTGAAGGCGTTTTGCCGTCCTAGTATCGAAGCCGTTCTTTTGTGCTATCTGATCGAAGCATAAATCATTAACTTTTAATATTTTGGTAGGAACGCCGCCAGCTCCCTCCATAACAATTTCACTTTTATTGCCTGAATTATCATCGGACCACACTGGCGTTCTTAATTGAAGCTCGCTAGTCGGCGCAATGTAGTCTTGTTTAAGTGAATTAGTCTCTTGAATAGTTCTAAGTAAGTTAGATAAAGTATTATCCTGATTTTCTATATTATGCATTATTTGACTCCTATCGTTAAAATGCGAAAAGCGGCCCTTTATGGACCGCTTCCCATTTTATATAAAAAAGCGCATATGTCAAATTGGTAATTAACGTCCAAATTTTTCCACAAAAAATTCTTTAATACATGCTAATTCACTTTGCGTATAATCAACGGCAAATTCAGATTTTTCGTATTCATCCATTACTTTTTTTGTATAATCAAAAATATCTTCATAATCGTGGAATTTTTCCAGCTCTTTATCTTTATACCAAACTTTTAATAGATCATAAAATATTAAAAATTTATATTGCGCTTGCTTAACCTCTTGCCAAACTGCGGCTTTAAGTTTCGAATTTGAATTTAATTTTTCCTC